CTGCCTTCAGGAATCATATCCATATTTTCTTTCCAACCTGTTTCTGCATCTTGACCGATAGAACCCATGTACGGACATGGAGTGCCTGCCATAGTCATGCTGTCCCAAACACGTGGATCTTGACATAATATTGACACAGATGCCACTTTCATGCCTGAAGCATACAATGATCTTGCTAATTTTATTCTTTCACAGTTTTCATCAGTGACTGTAATTCCCGACGAAATTCCAAGGATTTGAGTTTGCACGGCACCCGCTACCGCCGTCTTGCAAACGTCAGAATTGTTTACAACAACACTAGGTGAATTAGCTGTAGGTGGTGTATTATTTGTAACAACAGTAGAACTTACGGTATTTGTTTCTGCAAAAACTTGTGTTGATATAAATAATAAAACAATAATTAATCTTAACATTTCCATCTTCTTCTAGCTTGTCTTAATCTTGAATTAGGATCTTTTGCAGCTTTAGGAAATTTTTTCATTTGTCCTGCACTTCTAGCACAAAATGATTTACGACGCTTTGCATCTTTTGACCCAGGCTTAACTTTTCCTGTTACAGCTGTTTTTAATTTAGAACCTGGATTATCTCTTCGATATTTGGCAACACCAGCTTTAGTCATTCCCGCCCCAGACTTTGTGGAGCGGAAATATTTTTTTGTCTTCGGTGGCTGTTTATCCCTTTTTCTAGCCATGAAGGAAAGTTATTGACGTAATGTTCGTTAACGTAGCATGACAGTCAGTTTCAAATCTTAGACCTTCATCATTAAAATCAATATTCTGTGTAAGCGTTGCGCCTGCGGGTGTAGCCATTTCAAATAAAGTAGTGCCACTTGCACCACCATTTTTTAAAACAACTGAACCTGCGGAAGATGCGCCCACTAAATATAATTTTACAAGTCTAGTCGGACCAGAAGTTACTGAACCTGTGCCAGTTAAGGTTTTAGATTTAAGACCAAACATTAGCTTAAGTTGTTATTTTGCATGTAAAGCACGGTAACAGTGGCAGCACCTGTTGTGCCGTTTCCATTAGCTGCTGTAAATGTTGCAGTAACTTGTTGATCAGTTGTACCGATATCAGTTCCATCAGTTTGAATTGTACCTCTAGTTGTAGCTAAAGCTTTTACATTCGTAGCTGGTAGATATTCATCAGTATCACCTGAGTGTCCTACTTGCACCGTAGCTGTTCCGCCATCATTAGATACAGTTGTAACGTTTAAAATTACATCTACAATCTGTGAGTTAGCTGGAATAGTTGCTACTGTAGTTGTGTTAGTAGCACCAATAATATCTATTACTGCTGATTGAGCCATTAACGCAAACCCCGTGTTTGCAACATCAGTACCTACTGTGTTACCGCTCGTATCTTTTATCGATCCTGCTTTAATAGGACCTGAAAATGTAGTTGTTCCCATGTCAACCTCCTTTGTTAGTTGTCGTTTAAGTCTTGGGTAAAAATACTATAAAATAAAAAAGGCGCTCTTACAAGCGCCCTTTTTCCTTGGAAAGATCAAGAAGTTTTTATGAACCTTGTGATCCAAATACACATCTAGGATCTGAGAATCCAAAGCTATATCTTTCACGTGCTTTGTATCTCATGTTTCCTGTATCGAAATCGCCTTCCATACCAGTAGTAAGGGCAGCTCTTACGAAGTGTTTGAATCCATTAGGAGCATCAGTTTTTACAAAGTATGCATCAGTATCGTTTAAGTAGTGATTCACTACGTAACCTTCTGGTAGCATACCCATGTTTCTCATTGCGTTGATGTCGTTATCAGCAGTACCGACTCTTAGAGTTGAGTTCAAGACTCTATCAGCTACAAATTGAATGTTTACTGGGATAATTAATTTTCTTCCCTGCATTGCAATTTTTAACCCTCTTTCATCGATGAAGCCTGCGATGTCAATCATCATTTGCTCCAATGAAGCTTCGTTTAAGTCTGCGTTTGTTGCAAGTTGGTTAGAGAAGTTACCACCCAAAGTTGTTGGGTGAGCTGTGTTTACAAGTGAAACACCATCTCCGCCTGCAGTTGCAAACGCATTATTTAATACATTAGCAGCTTTGACTTGCTTTGTGTAAGCCATTGAACGTGCCAATGATTTTGTATAACGAGCAGATAAAGTATCATACAAATTGTCTTCGACAGCTTCCTCAGTTAAACTAAATGCAAGTGCAATAGTTTCGTGAGTGTATCTGCTTGTAAAAGATTCTTTTGCTGTATCAAATTCTACAGCAGCGCCCTCTTGTTTTACTGCAGCTTCGCCGAAGCCCATAAGCATTACTTCTTCTTCAAATGCTCTGTCGCTTGTTTCTTGGTCAAAGATCTCAGCATGTTCATTCTCATAACGAGAATATTCCATACCAAACAAGGCGTTTAAGCCAGGTTCCAGTTCTTTGGCCAGTTGTGCTCTATTAATAGCCATAGTCTAGTCCTCCTTATACGCCTGTCGTTCCAGTGTGAGATCCTAACTGATGATTGTTGATCTTTACAACTATGATACTGTTATTAGCAGTAGCGTCGTTGCTCGGAACGTCATAAAAATCAATTAGTCTGACCTGTAACGCAGCGGTTGTGTTTTTTGAGCTTGAATCAATTTCAACACCAGACATACCAGTTGTGGTACTTCCAGCGCCAAAAACTAAATCAGCGTTTAAGTTTAAGTCTGCAGCGACGATATTAGCAGCAGCTGAATCTTGCTGAGCAATAAACAGTTGGTTTGGATCGTCCGCTACAAATGCTATCCCATCTCCTGGTGAGAGGGAAGCTGGAAAATGATCTCGAAAAGTTGGTTTCTTCGTAGTTGGATCAGTATAGAAACATCCCATGAATATTCCACATATTGGATCGCCTGCAGTAGCTACTTCAACTGTACCGTCGTTTTTATATTTAACTGGGTCGCCAGTGAAGATCGCTGTACCTTGGTTATCCGCAACAGAGTATTTAGTAGTTCCTGTAGTTCCTCCTGGGGCAGAACCTAACTTCGCAATTGGTCGTAGACCAAAAGCTTGATCAATATTAGCCATATTAGTCTCCTTGTATTGCTGGAGGAACTATAATCTTAACCATTAAGATTTTTTGTTACCTCCAAAAGTTACTCTGCTTTGCCTATCCTGATGAATTGGCATCGCTGGATGCTCGTCCTTATGTAAGTCATTTGCGACTGAATCATTTTGATCAACTGTTTTGCCTTGAAAATAAGCATCCCTATCTTCCTTGACTTCAATTGGGCATCTCATCAGTATCAAACCTCCTACTCCTATTACACCTTTCCATCTGCCTTCAGCGATAGATGGTAAATCCACTCTATCGGGATATTCACTAGCTTTAACTGGTTCATATCCACTTCGTAGTCTACCCATGACGTTTTTCTCGTCTTGGTTACCACGATATTCGGCTCTTACCCACCTATGGTGAAAACCCTCTGGTGGCTCAGGCGCATCTAAGCTGGATGGTGGTACCCATCCTCTAACACGAGCTTTTTTTTCTCGAGTGTCGAGATTGCGTGAGGTTTTGTTTATTTTTTCTTTATTCATGTTACGCCTCCTTCACGTGTTTTGCGTATTCTTCTAATGGCACATTGAGTCTTTTAGCTATTGCAACTTGTGAAGGTGTGAGCTTCACGACTCGGCGTCCAGATTTAGTCTTTCGTACGGCCGACGCAACAGTCTGAACGGGCTGTTTCGTTTCGGGTTGTTTATCCTCTTTAGCATCATTAAACTTCTGAGGAAACTCTTTTCTTATATAAGAATCTATTTCATTATAATAGTCATCACTCGTTGGGTCAAATCCTTCTTGCATCAACTGATCGTGATATGACATCGCAGTAGCTGTCATTGCTCTATCCTGACCAAACCAGGTATTATCTGCAGCCCACGCTTCTGCTTTATAATCAACAGCAGCTTGTTGTTGTGGTTGAGATTCTTGTTGAGCTTGAACAGCTTTTAAATTTTCTTCATCTCTTTTTTGAGATGCTTTTAAATTAGCTAGTCTAACTGAATCTGCTTTAGCAGCAGCTAATTGTTCTTGAGCAGTTACCTGTGCTTCAGTATCATTATCTTCAATGGCTTTTTTAAGTCTAGCTTTAGCTGCATCAACAGCAGATGTAACTCTACCTTCAAATTCTGATACGTAACCTTTACCTACGCTACTATATTTTTTCTTAAGATCTTCGTTTTCTTTTTGTGTAGCTTCGTAAAGTCTTTCCATTTCTCGCATTCTTCCTACGAGATTATTAATTCTTTTCTTTACACCCTTGCTGTAATTATCAAGATCACCTGTTTCATAAGGATCTACAGGAACATCTGGTTCAGGTTTTTCACGTGAAACTCTCTCTGTCTCCTGTTCTATTGGTTCTGATTCTTGTTTTACAGGCTCTTCTTTTTGTTCTTCTTCTTGAACCTCGATAGCCTCTTCTTTTTCATTATCATCTTTTATTCTTTCTTTCC